CGCCGTATACAGTTGTAGCCGGGGTACTGATCGTGAAACTGATCGTGTTCCTTGTTACTCGTGATTTCATTCACGCAGGCATAAATGTCATAATGTCCGAGTTCGCATCGTACGCTGTCAATAAAGCACGCCGATACGTTTTGGGTAAAGGAAGAACATACGTTCAGACAAAAGTTAAACAAGCAGTCCGCGCTGTTGAACGTAAAGCAGCACAGACTATCAAGAGAACAGCTGAAGACGTCATTGATCGTGTTCAAAAACGTCAGAAAGGCATGCCACGTAAAGGATTGATTGGGCCAGCAGGCCAACGCGGAAGACGGTCTGTCGGCCGTCAAGGAATGAAACGTCGCCGCAAATTCTCCCGAAATTTGCGAAAACGTAGGTCTGGTTATAATGGTAAATCATTGGCTCGTGCTATGCGTAAAATTGCATTGAATGCGTCACAAACAAAAAGACACAATTTCGGTACCGGGTTAAATGTTTCATCGGGTGACGTGACCCACATAAACCTGAATGGATTCCAAACACAGATCTTCAAGATGACACATGACCTGCGACAGGACGTTGCAACCAATGTTGAATCATGGGAGGGTAACCATTTCTTCTTGAAAGGAATCAATATAGCCGGTCAGGTATCAAATGAGTCACCCACAACAAGAGTCGGCGTTCGCATTTTCATGTTTAAAGACGAGGTGTCAGGGTACGATTACACGACCATGGACTCACTAACGTCAGCACAATTACTGTGGTACAACAAGACACTCGGTACTGGCAGTTCATTCGTGGCTCTTCCAGAACCATATAAACATGCACCAAAGTTGATGAAAGGTCAAAACGCAAAAATGATTTGGTCACAAAACTTCGAATTAGACTTTAGGGCGAATGGGAGAACAGACGCCTTGGATGCTGCGACATTCAAGAAGTATCTCCCGATCAATAGAGAAATGTACAACAAAACCACAAACTCTGCCAAACCACAATGTCAATGGTGGTTTGGTGTGACGTGGTATAAACTGGATTTAGACCAGAGTTGGGATATTGCAACGAATGGTCAGAAACCAGCTATCGGTTTCACGGGAACAGTATACTTCAAGGATCCTTAGATTTGGGGGTGATGACGGGGACCCGACGGGGACCCCAAAGACGGGGAACCCAAAGACCCGCGTCGCCGGGGGCGACCCAATCTAAAATTGAGCCCGCATATACGATCTCGCTGGGGTTAACTGTCCCGGCATGTTAGGTTCACACTTCACATAGAAGTGCTAGGTTAACTGACCCGGCAGGGCTACGATTAACTGTGGCAATATAAACGTTAGGTTCGCTGTCGGCGGCAAGTTCAGGGTGGCGGCAAGTTTTGATCCATTGTAGGATAGTTCCCGTTAAATTCATATATATGCCCTTCACGATCAATGAAAACTGGTCGGTCCTGTGTCATCTTAGTCAACGTAGGATACTCATTACAAAACACAATCACGTGCGTCTTTTTTTTGAAAAACTTGGTCGTGGATTCGTATTTGGGAGAGTGCACCACACGATCTTTAATCATTTCAAGAATGGCATATTGTAAGAACTCCATGGAACCGCGTGGAACATTGATCATAAACACACTTTTCGTATCATCAACAGAATACGCCATATCATCACGTTTTCCCATGAGCAACAGCTGAACATCATTTGGCCTCTTCGACAGATACCACTTCTGAAACCATGTCTTACCGTTATTACCAGGAGGATCTACGACGAAATAAATCGTACGATCGTTTGGTTCTGCGTCTATCAAAAATGAAAGCCGTTCTTGCCAGTCTCGTGGATCTCCTTCAACTAGACGATGAGGAGGACAGAGAAGTTGTGCCATCTTCAACAAGGCGGGCCGATTTCGGGCCCATAGGTGGGGAGCTTTATCGAGAAGATCACGGTCGCTGGGTGGACAGTCCAAGGCCGCCATCCAATCCCGAATGTCGTGCCAATCATTGCGTTCTCCGCCCTTTGGGGGCTGCCCAAACTCAACAAAGGAACCCTCTTTCTTACAGTACGCAGCCGCCTGCTCCGGGGTTCCCTTGGATGCCTCCAGATGAAAAGATTGGTTACCGAGAAGGATTTTTGCACCCGACAGGGTCTGGCGTTTCACGAAGTGAAGATAGCCCTGAAGATGGGGAGTCAATGTAGTGGGACACGTTTCCTTTCCGTAGATAAGATAAGAACAGACAGTTGGAACAAGAGTGGCGAGTTTCGCAATGTCATCGTCACTGTAATTGTTCAGTGTAAAC